AGAAGGAGATTTGGAATCCACCAAACTATACAAAAGATTATATAGTATGTGCTGATGTTAGTCGTGGAGATTCAACAGACTATTCAGCTTTTCATATTATAGATATTGAAAGTTTAGAACAAGTAGCAGAATATAAAGGTAGAATGTCTACTAGAGATTTTGGTAATTTATTAGTAAATATATCTATTGAGTATAATGACGCTTTATTAGTGATTGAAAACAATAATATAGGGTGGGCAACCATTCAACAATGTATAGATAGAGAATATCAAAATCTTTTTTATATGAGTAAAGATTTACAAGTGGTTGATGTACATAGACAGATTAATAATAAAATTAATAGAGCAGAAAAACAATTAGTACCCGGCTTCACATTGACACAAAAAACTAGACCACTTGTGATAGCGAAATTAGAAGAATTTTTTAGAGAAAAGTTAGTAACTGTACGTTCACAAAGACTAATAGATGAATTATTTGTATTTATATATAATGGTAGTAGGGCAGAAGCAATGTCTGGATATAATGACGATTTAGTAATGTCTTATGCTATGGGACTTTGGATTAGAGAAACTGCATTGAGACTTCGGTCTGAGGGCATACAATTACAGAAAAAAGCAATGAATAGTATAACATCAAATCAAGGTGTGTATACACCAAAAAACAACCAAAACGATTCTTGGACAATGGAAATAAATAAACAAAAAGAATCATTAGATTGGTTACTTTAACTAAAGAGGTAAAAAATGGCTGATAAAAGTTTATTCAGTAGATTACGTAGATTATTTTCAACTAACGTTGTAGTTAGAAACGTTGGTGGAAGAAAATTAAAAGTTAGTGACACTAGTCGTACACAATCTTATGCTAAAAGTAATTTAGTAGACAGATATCAAAAAATATTTACTGGTGCTGGACTAAGTGGGTACTCTGATTCTTTACTAACAAAATCAATGAGATTAAATCTTTTCAAAGATTATGAGTCAATGGAAGCAGATGCTATTATATCTTCGGCACTTGATATTTACGCTGACGAGTCAACAATGAAATCAGAGTATGGTGAAGTATTACAAATTAACACAGACAATGACCAAATAAAAGAGATATTACATAATCTATTTTACGATATTGTTAACATAGAATTTAATTTATGGCCTTGGATTCGTAATATGTGTAAGTATGGTGATTTCTTTTTAAAATTAGAAATAAATGAAAAATTTGGTATTACAAATGTAGTGCCACTTTCAGTTTACGATGTATCTAGATTAGAAGGATTAGATCCTGAAAATCCTGAATATGTTAAATTTTTAATTGAAGCTGTTACATCTGAACATAGATATAAACAAGAACAAACATCAACAAAAGAAGAATTAGAAAATTATGAAGTGGCTCATTTTAGATTACTTTCAGATTCTAATTATCTTCCTTACGGTAAGTCTCAAGTAGAGGGTGCTAGGAAAATATTTAAACAGTTAACTCTTATGGAAGATGCAATGTTAATACATCGTATTATGAGAGCACCCGAAAAAAGAGTATTCAAATTAGATATTGGTAATATTCCACCAGCAGAAGTTGATAATTACATGCAACAAGTTATTAATAAGATGAAGAAAGCTCCTGTTGTGGATGAAACTACTGGTGATTATAATTTAAAATATAATATGCAAAATATTACCGAAGATTTTTTCTTACCAGTTCGAGGTGGTGATAGTGGTACAAGTATTGATTCTCTTCCAGGATTAACATATGAAGCTACAGAGGACATTGAATATCTTAAAAATAAATTATTATCTGCTCTTAGGATTCCAAAAGCTTTCTTGGGATATGAAGACCAAATAGGTTCAAAGGCTACGTTAGCAGCAGAGGATGTTCGTTTTGCTAGAACAATCGAAAGAATACAAAGAATAACTCTTTCTGAATTGACAAAGATTGCTATTGTTCATTTATATGCACAAGGTTATCAAGATGCAGAACTAACCAATTTTGAATTAACATTAACAAATCCATCTACAATTTATGAGCAAGAAAAAATTGAGTTGTGGAATAACAAAACATCATTGGCTGAGTCTATGGTTAGAGATGGTTTAGTTTCTTCAGAATGGATTTATAAAAACATATTTAACTTTACTGAAGATGAAATAAAAGAAATGGATGAACAAATCACATTTGATTATAGAAACAAATTTAGAAGACAACAAATTGAAGCTGAGGGTAACGATCCTGCTCAAAGTGGTCAGTCTCAAGGAACACCATCTGATTTAGCTATGGGTAGAACTGGTCATGAGTTAGATGATGAGGGTGGTTCAGAAGAAGGTGGACAACCAGGTGCAGGAAGACCTAAAGAACCAAATAAATATGGAAAAGATAGTGGTGCACGTGGAAGAGATCCATTAGGGGCACATGATAAGAAAAAGGGTGGTAGTGGTTCACCTAAATATGGTAAAGCTTTAGCGTTAGCTCACTATGATTCTCTTAAAAAGTCAATGAATTTTAATAAAAAAGAGAGAGAAATCATAACAGAGGTGTCTGAGTTAGAGGAAGAATACAAAAACGAGGTAACTTCTTTCACTAATGGAGATTCAAATGACTAATTATTGTTTAACTTTATATTTATTTATGAGAAAATATATATACATACGGAGTAATTTGTAATGGCTCGAAAACTAAAACACTCGAAGATTAAGAATACCGGTATTCTCTTCGAATTATTGACAAGACAGATAACTGCTGATGTTTTGGCTGGTAAATCAACCAAATCAGTTGGAATCTTAAAAAAGTATTTTAATGAAAATACTGAATTAGGAAAAGAGCTTGAACTTTACAAGTTACTTTCTGAAAAAAATTATACATCAGAGATTAAGGCTAATGATTTATTGAATGTTGTAATTAAACAACGTCAAAAACTTAGTAACTCCAATCTTCGTAGAGAGAAGTATAATTTGATAAGTTCTATTAAAGAAAATTATAACGTAGATGATTTCTTTAATGGTCGTATTCCTAATTATAGATTACTTGCTTCAATCTATAATGTATTCCAATCAGAAACTACAGATGAGAAATTTAAAGCTAACCATATTGTCAACTCTAGATTTACCGTATTAGAACATATTACTCATAAAAAGATGGATGAAAAACAAATAAAAGCAAAGGTATTAAAGGAATATAATAAAGAAGATAAAGATTTAAGACTTTTAGCTTATCAAATACTTGTAGATAAATTTAATTCTAAGTATAAGAACTTAAATGAATCACAAAAGAGATTGTTAAAAAATTATATTAATAATATTAGTAACACAAATTCTTTAAGAGAGTATGTTGACAAAGAAGTCGTAAAAATTAAAAATAAATTAGAAAGTCATTTACCAAAAGTAAACGATAAGATTACAAGTATTAAACTTACTGAGGCTATAAACCAAATAGAAAATTTAACAAAAGGTAAAGTGGTTAATGAAAAACAAGTTTTAACTTTGATGAGATATTATGAACTTATAAAGGAGATTAAGGATGTCCATAAGGGATAAACTCAAAGAAATAATTCGAGAGTTAATACGAAAAGAATTAGCGGAAGTATCTGTAACGGGTAATATAGATGGTGGTGAAGGTCCACCAAAAACTCCTTATGCTTTTGGTAAAAATAGAAAAAAAGATAAAAAGAAAGAAGATGAAATATCCACAAATTCTACAGGATATTCAAAGGTTAATGAAGGAAAGTATCACGATTACAGAAATGATGAATCAATGACACCAAAACAAAAAATTGGTAAGTCAATGAGAGAGATTAGAGATAGTCTGAACGAATTAGATAAATTAGTTAAAATGAATGTTCGTCTAAAAAATGAATTGAATGTCGATTCAAGGTCATATTGGAAAAATACCCATAAGGCGTTACGTAGAGTTAGTGAAAGGTTAGTAAAACTAGCGAACAAGGTCGGTCAATTACAGTAGGTATTGAGATGCCTTTTAAAGAGAACAAGAAATCCTATATGGATACTTTGTTCAGTATATCGACTCTGTTAAAGCGATGGCAGGTTGAAATACAGAATAAAGAAGTAGATAAGAATTATATGTTAAAAAGACTCGGACAATGGATAGAAATGTTAGAGAGTCTTAGAACTGAAATTATGATGGGAAGAGATAAATGAAACAATTAATAGTTGATTATTTACCGTTTGAAATAAAACCAGAACAAATAAACGAATCCATGAAAAATAATAATGGTCGGTTAGTTGTGAAGGGTGTTTTACAACGGGCTGAAGCAAAAAATCAAAACGGTAGAATTTACCCTAGAGAAATTTTAGTTCGTGAAGCTAAAAAATATACACAAGATTTTATTAAACAAAGAAGCT